TTTGCCCTGAACCGCGCGAATACATATCTTCTCCAGTTTTCGCAGCCATCTTCAAAAGAAACCGGATCATGGTAAAGCGGTTGGCGCTGGTCTCGCCGGTAAACGCCTGATCGAACTCCGTGTCCGTCTCTTTCTTCCATAGCCGCGATGCAAGCTCTACGCTTGCCTCGTACTTGTCGCCCAACTCGGTCTTGAGTTTTGTCGAAGCCTCCGCGATCTCCTTTTGGGTGTTCGCTTTATGGTTCTCGACAATCTGGTTGATCCTGCCATCCCACTTCGCCTTGAGTCCCTTGGCTTGTGCGGCAGTCAGACCTAGCTCGTGGAAGTCTTTCTTCCAGGGAAGAAGAATCTCTTCTTTCTCCGTGGCTCCGTCTTCCAGTTGATAGCCTTCCGGCTTTTCAGGTCTTCCGAGTGAGTTGTAGAACTTCTCGCGCTCTTCCGGCTTGGCATTCTCGCCTAGTTTGGGAATCGAATTGCCCAGCTTCCCCTCGATATCCTTGAGTTTGGTCGTTGTCTCCAGGTGGGCCTTGGCAAAATCCCCCACCGTCTTGTACGGAACCAAAGACTCGTGACTCTTGAGGTCGTCGGGTAAACCCGCTCGCCATCCAAGGCTTTCTTGCTGCTGGTCGCCCTCTGCCATTGCTGCTCCTTACTTCTTCTTCTTTACTTCTCCGGCCACCGAAGCGCCGCCGCCCTTGGGAATGCAGATGTGCATGTATTTCCCTCCGGCCAGTGTCTTGGTGCGAATCTTGCCACCCTTGGAGACGCACGCGGTAAACTTCTTCGGCATCGCTCTACTCCTTAGCTAGCTACGACTACGGCCATGCCGCCATTCGATCCGGTAAAGACTACCAGAGCATTGGTATTTGCCGAGACCACGGCCGTATTGGTAGTGTTGCCGGAAACTTCGCAGGTAATCGAAAAGGTCGCCGCAGCCAGGTTCATCACCGAAATCATGCGGCCCTTCCAGCAGGCGGGAAAGACCAGGGTCATGTTGGCGGTCGGAGTAGCGGTAAAGAGCGAAGCTCCCGACTGCGAATTAGTCAGGGTCACCGTGCCGGTGGTCGCGGTCGCATCGTACTCCTTGAAAACATCAAACCCGGCGCCGCCCATCTCCTGCGGAACCCGAAGGCCGCCAGGTCCACCCCAGCGATAGTTATCGAAGAATTCGTTTACAGCCATCTCATTCCTCCGAAATTCCCAACTGCTTTTCGATTGCTCTGAATATACCACTCATACGGGCGATGGTGACACCGACATTATACTCACAGCGTTCCGCCTCGCTCATAATCGGCACTCCGAAGTGGCAGGTCACCAGAATATCGCCCAACACCTTCAAGCCTTCATCCGAGCCAAAGACATTACGGTAGCGCTGCTGCATATCCCGCAACCTGCGCGCCTGCGACTGCTGGTAAAGCTCTTCGTCCGACTCGAAATTCATTCACCCGGCTCCGCGCCCGCGCCCATCAGAGTCTTCATCGGCGAGTCGGGCTCGGCGCCCTTGCCGGCCAGCGCCGCCGCCTTGGCGATCTTGGGAGCGTTCTCGACGGCCTGCTGCTGCTCCTGCTTCTTCTGCGCCAGCTCGCGAATCTGCATAATCGCCTTGGGATCGCGCAGGCAGTTGGCCGGAGCCCCTACCGCATCCCAGGCCTCGCGCACGATCTGGTCGGTATCGATGGCATGCATGGCAATAGGATCAAACTGCGTGATCTGCTGGATCAGAGCCACGCCCGACTGAATCGACCGAACTTTGGTCACCCGCGTCTGTGCCTGGGCAAGCAGTCCGGAATATTCCACGGCCACGCCTTCATGCTCAGCCTCGCTCAAAATCCGGGGCGGCTCGGGGATTCTGCCCGCACGAGCTTCGATGTCGTACACCCGCGCAATCAGGGGGTCGAAAGCCTCCGACTGAAGGTTCCCGACCACCGTTCCCAGCAGCGCCGCCTTCTCTGTCATCAACTCGTTAATCTGCGCGGTGACCATACGCTCGGAGGCCTTGGCCTGGGCAAGCTGGGTCAGCAGGGTGAAGACGTCGGTATGGAAGTGCTGGTTGATGATCTGGCCTACCCGCTGCTGATATTCGGTATTGAAGGGCAGGTTCTGGACGCCGGTGGTTAGCGGCAGCGGCGCGCGCGCCCGGATATCGCCGCGGTTGGACTCCATGAAGGTAATGCCATTCGGACCGCGCTGGATCTGGCCGCGCATATCGGAATAGGCGACCAGCGGAGGCTCGGCGGCCTTCTGGGCAGTAATCAGGTTGGTACGCCCCATCTGATTGGCCAGCGCAATCGCTACCCAGGCATCGTGCGCAGGGCTGCGGCCATAGATTTCATCCGAATTCTTTCTCCACCGCCAGCTCAGGATCGGAATGGAATCATAGCCGCCCTCGGAAAGCATGGTCACATTCTGTTCGCCGACGGTTGGCGAGTCGAGAATCTTCCCTCCCTGGCGATAGACCCAGACCGACTCCCACTTTTTCCCCTTGGCGTCGATGCGGCTGGGATCGTAATCGCGGCGCGGATAGATAGCGTGCAGTACCTGGCGCTCGGCGTGCATGTTCGACAGGTAATCCTGCTCGAAATTCACGTCGGCCCTCTTCATCTCGTCCAATCCAAACTGCTGCACGAACTGGCGCAGGGTCATCTTGTAGACCCGATAATTGGTGTCAACCTGGCCAAAGCGGTTTTCGGCAATAAAGCACTCGCGGAAATGAGGCACGGTGCAGACAATCGTCGCCGTCGCCACATCTTCCTCAATCAGCAGGTGCGCGGTTCCGGCAGTGGAACCGTCGGAGATGAATTCGGTGACCACATCGTAGAAATTGCTGCGGTTGAAAGCCGAATACATCACGTCCTGACAATCCTGTATCCAGCGCTGAACCTCGGGATAGGAATCGGCCCGCTTGCCCGCCCAGGAGCGCATCCGGCTGGTTCTGGGGAAGTTGAGCTTGCCGGGAATCGCCAGCCCGAACCATGCCTGGTTGCGCGAGCACAGGTACCCGACCATACCCTTGACCAGGGTGTTTCTGGCCAGCATGGCGGCATCGTCGTAAATCTCCATTCCGGTAGGCTGCCCCGGCCACAGGTCGCGGTCCTGGACCGACCGGCGGCCATGGTTGACGTACATGATGAGGTTGTCGATCATCGGCTCCCAGGGAAGCCGCTCCATGGCCAGGATCTGGAGATACTTCGAAGCGTCCTTGGCGCGCTCGTCGTCGTCGCGGCCGTTCAGGCGGGAAGGCGCGAAGCCTCCCAAGTCCTGATAAGGCACGGCCATCGAAGGATACGGCATCTAAGCTCCCAAAGTCTGAGTCTTTACACTGGCCGGCCCCGAGGCTCCGGTGGGCGAGGTCAGAATCGTCGAAGCCATGCCCCGTCTCTTCGTCAAAGCGTTTGCCTGAGCCAGAGCCGCAGCCTGCGAGGCCTGCGCCTGCTCCTGCGCGGTATTGGCCTGGGTAGGCGGCGTGGGCGCGGAAGGCTTGCTCACCGCCTCGTAGATGCCGGTACCGACGGACGCGGCGGTGGTGACCGCCAAGGCCGTAATCAGAGCCGTGATACCCATCAAACCTCCTTGAATACCGGCTTACCGGCGCCGATCACCTTCACGAAATACCTGCCAAAGTCCTCGTACTTCAAGGCTTCAAACAGCCGGTAGACACCATTATGCACCCCGCCATGAGTCATCATCATTTGCGCGCCCGCTTTCACCGCTTCTTCTTCCGCGCGCTGGACCAGGCGTAGTCCCTCTCTTCCCTTACGGAATACGGGATCGACAAACAAAAGCGGCAGTGAAGCGGCGATACAGGCGTAGTGGGGATGGGGGGTGATAACGATAAAGGCACCTGCCTTCAAAATTCCCGCTTGACGACCGACCACGACCTTCAATTTCCCGGTCTGCTGGGCAATCAGATAGGTCCGCCAGTCGACGTCGGGCGGGAACTGGTGAAACGGGCCCGCCACCTCTTTCCAGTACTGCTCCTGATAGGGAAGCGTTTCCCCAATCAGTTCCGCGGTCAGCGGTTCCACTTCAAGATCAAGCATTGGGTATCGCCAGTCCATATTGCAGGGGCTTATACTCCTGTTCGTTGCGCTTTGCCATCAACTCCAGAATCATATCCATCTGGTTTCTGGGAAGCTCATACACCGGCTGCTCCAGCGCAATGTAGCGCACGCAGTCGCAAAAGTCCTTATAAGCCTCTTCCGGCTTGTCCGTACCCGGCTTCCACTGGTAATTGAACATATCCTGAATCGGCCCACGGTCGCCCCGCAACCCATCCTCGGCAAACATCAGCGCGGGAAGCTCGCGGTCCTTGACCTTGCTATAGTGCGGCTTGAGATATTCCTTCACCCGCTTATGTCCGAGGGCAATGTCGCCGGGGTCGGAATGCGATAACCGGATACGCTCGATCCCCGACTTCTGCAGCTCCTCTTCCCAGGAAGTCTCGGCCGCCGCCGTGCGCATCGAGCGCGCTCCGTACTTGGCGTCGAGGATCACGTAGGCGGGTGACTGATAATTGTGCTCGGCGCGCTTTACTTTGACCTTGTGCGCGGTCTCGTCGATGTTGCCGCTGGCCAAAAGGTAGTCGTACACATAGACCCGGTTCGCGTGCTTTCCATTAATAACGATCTCTTCCGGAGACACCGCCGCGAATAGCCAGCGCGTTGGCCGGGCATCGTGCGGATCAACCGCCTCGATCCTCATCCAGTCTTTGGGAATCTGGAAGTCCTTGTAAATGTGAGCCCCCCGGTCCAGCTCCTTGTACACCAGCCCCGAAAGGTGCGCCCACTTACCCTCGATATGCGAGGCCAGCTCGTCGGGGTCGGAAAACATCTTGAGATACTCCATGATCCCGGCGCGGGGAATGAATCCCATGATCTGGCGGCACTTCGGGCAGAGGTTTACCGGGCGCTCCGTGCTCGGTTCAGGCAGGTTGACAGGATCGTTCTCGGGAATGTACTGGTCGCACTTGCGGCACCAGTCCTGGCAGTTATCCCACATCGAGCCGCGAAAGATGGCAATCTCGTGGTCGGTCCCGCCACCGTTAAAAGCCTTCACCGAGAAGCGATCGTAAAAATATGCCTCGCTCAAAGGGGTCATCGAAAACCAGGAAGGCGCGTTCGTGACGACCTTGCCACGTTCCGCAGCTATAAGCAATTTCTCCGGCGGCGGCTCGTCCCAACCATACCAGTCGTAGTCGATCCCCAGGAACGTCTCCGCCAATTGGTTGTAGGACCGGATATGCATCGTCGACCCGCACGATTTCCCTAAGTAGTCGTATCTCAGGGTCACCGACTTCAGAGCACCAGTAGTATCGCGTTTCCATATCGGAGCCGAGTGCTGCGGAATCATCGCCTCTAAATCCGGTTCGATCTTCGCCGAAACCGACTGCGCCATGGTCATACAGCCAATCAAGCCCTGGTTCGGTACCCGGACACTAATCCGGTAATCGGGGTCATCCTCTTTCAGCCACGGCCGGAACCCCATCGCGTGCGCAATGCATTCGCAAATATTGATGCGCGTCTTGCCGGTCTTCTCGCCCGTCTCCAGAATCCTTCTCTTCGGCGTACGCCCATCCCGGTTCTTCACCCGAATAAACGGCTCCTGAATCCGGTTCATGCGCAGAAGGCCAATCCGCATCAGCGCCTGGATCGCCTCCAGCGCTTGCGCCGGGTCCAGCTTCCCATCCGCGCCCAGTGCGCGCGCCAAAGGGTCGGGCCTCTCCCGCTTCGCCATCAGCCCTCCGGCTGGTACTGGTAATCGATCACGTCCGTACTCGTTCCCGCGATATACCACGTCTTCAGGTACGCGGCGCCGCTGGTAAATGCTCCCGAATTCCAGCTCCCCCCAGGCTGCACCAGCATTCCGAATCCCGCCGTGCCCCCGTTCACCGCCGCCGGTACCGTCATGCTCACGCTCGTCGAGTCTCCCACCCGGATCGCATGCGCCGCGTTATTCTGAATGACCAGCTGCATCGCCCGCCAAGGCTGCGTCGTGATTTCCGTTGCCCCAGCCCCTAACGAAACCTGTCCTACCGGCATAGATCACCTCGAAAGAATCGTACCACTTCCCCAATCCAGCCAATCACAAACAAACTCGCGTTGATCCCAACCCAGATCACCACCGGAGCCCAATACGCGAACACCCAATACGGAAGCCTCATTGCTTCTTATCTCCAAAACTTGCCAAGAGCCTCTTCAAACACTCCTGCCGCAGCGTACACCCATTTTTTAATGCCGATAACTTCAACGACATCCAGAGATCATGATCCACATTCCGTAAAAACAATGTAGCCATGCAACATTGATAGCACTGTTCGCAATGCAACACAACTCGCTTTTACGGAAAATCTACAGACGGGGATACGCGCGTATCGCACCCCCGGCCGGCCTATGGGGGGCACCGGGGTCCACTGAGGCTCTCTTTTTGGCCTCTTCGCGAATCAAAAACGAATCACCGCGAGCCACTCAATTAGATCGAGCTGCTCGAGGCTATCAAGGGAATCCACTAGGCTACCGTGTCACCTAACGTTCGTTTATCGCTACAGCGAATCCATGCCTCGCGAGTCTACGCCAGTAGAGCTTCGGAATAGCCACCATTTTTGATACAGCCTGGCGTGCTAATCCTTGCGCATCTCGCGAATCGCCGCGACTGCATCGAGCAGGTAATTTACACTGATCGAGGTCGCTTTTCCATCGAGAACCTGCTCCTTGTCGTGGAGTATGCCAACTGCCGTAGCTCGTTGTAACAATGAGGCTTTTGCGATATCTTCGTCCGTTATCGAGCCTAGAATCCTGTGTTTAACACGTCTGAATACATCGGCAGTGTTTTCCTTGAAGGCTTGGTGATCGACCTCGGTAATGCCGTCGCCGAGAAAGCGTTTAAGAACGCGATGGACGTTTGCCGGATCGCAGCCAACGCGTTTAGCGATCTGGACTTCGCTAAGCTCGGGGTACCTTGTCTTCATACGCCGGATTGCGGGCGCGACGCCGGTGTGGCGGCCACTGACCTTGGGAGCGTCGATAACCGGTGTAACCTTGGGAGCCATGATGGGGAGAATTATAGCAAGGCAGACTTCAGCTTTTGAAAATCTGGCCCTGTTGCGCTATGCGTGAAGCTCTGTCAGCTTCCCGTCCCCCTGGGCCCGAACCACGTTTTCGTGGGAGGCAGGTATACCGGCCCGGCCAGGTCATCAAGTGGTCAACGATTCGCGCCGTTCACGATCTTTATACCACACCCTTGACAGTGAAACGCAGGACGCGTATCTTGTTGGGTATGGGTGCGATCCGAAGCAAACGCTGTTTAAAGGGCCATAAATTCGATGCTGTCGGCGCAAAAGGCCGGCAGCTATGCACGCGCTGTGAGCGCGAACGTGTTCGCCTGTGGCGACTTAGCAGGAAATCCACAGGGAATCCACAAACCAAGTGATTATTCTCTTGACACGCATAATGAGTTTCTATTAGTGTAATGATTGTTGGACAAGATCGGTTAGCCATAAGAGAGGAATAGAGGAAATGAGCACTCGATATAACTTTGATACGCGAGCAGTGGAAAAGAAAGTTCTTAGGGCGGCGCATATCGAATTGCGCCGCAAGAACTTGAGCGCCTTTTTCGAGCATGGGCAATGGTGGATAGAGCACAGACCGACCGGAGCGCAGTGGTCCGCCTGTGATGCGAACACTGCAAGCGGTTTCGTCTTCGAGCAGGTAACAGAAGGCGAGGCCGACTGATGACAAGCCTGGACAAGCGCAAGAGTCGCCTTGCGTACCTCGAAGGCGAGATGATTACGTTCTTTGATTCCAAGCATCAGGCGACAGCATACGTGAGGCAAATCAATTCGGAGGCTAAATGACCATCTTACCATCCTTCGACGTCGCCAAAACCGAATGGCGCGCAGGAAGACGCATTCTGGCGCGCAAGCACTTCACTCACATGGAAGCCGGCCTCTGGTACAGGTGCAACCACTGCGATCAGTTGTGCCGGCATAATGGTCACGGCGAGCTGATCGAGCATTTGCGCATCAAGCATTTTCGCGAGTTGCCGGAATCGGAGCAGGTGTTGATATGACCACCATGGAAGCCATTTTCGCGATTACGAACGAGGTCACTGGCCGGTATTGCTGTGCTGCGTGCGAGCAGATCCGCGAGATCAACTCCGCAGGCTATTGCGAGCCATGCTTCGATAAGGAACTCATGGAGAATGAATATGCCACCGAAAATCGCTGACACCAGTCACATCACCGTCACCGAGTTGATAAGCTTCCTCGAACACTATCGCGGCGAGGAGATCGTTCGCTTCGAAGGCTTCAGAAACGAGGCTAAACTGCGCATTAACGAGATGTACGGCCAGAAAGCACCGGTCATCACGTTTGAGGAGATTCCATGAGAGCCCTCGCCTACGCCTTAGCAATCGAAACGACGGTAGTGCTGGCGGTTCTCGTAATCCTGCGTCTGTGGGATCTGGCGAAAACGATGGGGTTTTTATGAGCATCAGCGCCAGCTCCGCGCACCTCTCCCGCTACATTCGCCGCAGGCAAGGCGATTCCCAATATCGTCTAGGCAAGCGAATGGGCGTGCATCACACCTACGTCTGGAGAGTCGAGAATCAGCAGAGTGGCTTTAGCGCCTGTTATGCCAAACGATTTTGCGCGGCATATCGCCTGGACCCATATGAGTTCATGCTCATGGCCGAGGCGCTTGAGGGGCGATG